TCTCGGACATTGGAATCATGCGAGTCAGCAACAGGCTTGACCCAGATGTTGCCCAGCTTGTTGACCCACTACGCAGAATCAGGTTTGCATAGTGGCAAGCATTACCGACCTACGGACCGCTATTGCCACTAACCTTGGCACCATCGTAGGGCTCAGAACCAGCCCTGAGATGCCGGACAACCCCAACCCACCAATCGCCCTAGTCAGACCTGTGACAGTTGAATACAACCAGGCGATGGCTAAGGGTCTAACCAAATACAGCTTTGTCGTTGTTGTTATCGTTGGCCGAGCCGATGAGAGAACAGCACAGCGGTCACTTGACAACTACTGCTCATCCACAGGGGCATCAAGTATCAAGAACGCAGTAGAATCAGATAAGACACTTGGTGGCAATGCCTACGATTGCCGAGTGACTGAAATGAGAAATTACACCCCCATCCAGCTAAACGAAGGCACTTACCTAGCAGCGGAGTTCGCTGTTGATGTGTTTGCCGACTAGGAGAAAAACAAACAATGCCAAAGTTCATCGCCACAAACTACAATGTCACAATCAACGGCACAGACTTTAGTTCCTCACTTGCATCGGTTGAATTGCCGATTGAAGTAGAAACTCAGGACACTACCGCTTTTGGTGCAACATTCCGCACAGCAATCGCAGGATTGCAGACCGGCTCAATCACCCTAGAGTTCCACCAGGACTTTGGAGCAGGAGCCATTGACACAGTTCTTTACCCACTACTAGGCACCAACGCAACTGTTGTTGTACGCCCAGCAGGAACCGCTACATCTGCCACAAATCCGGCCTTTTCTGGTCAATTTTTGGTAACCCAGTATTCCCCATTCAACTCAACCATCGGTGACCTCGCCACACTATCTGTGACCTGGCCTCTAAATGGTGCATTGACAAGGGCAACAGCCTAAGACCATGCAAATCCCATTCATAGTTGAGTTTGTGGATGGTAATAAAGAAAAGGTTGTCACTGGCACCCCAGACTTTATTGCCTTCGAAGAGAAGTACAACTTGGCCATCACGACTATCCAGTCGGACCCTCGCCTAACCTACCTGAGCTTTATTGTTTGGAACTCGCTCCGCAGAACCAAAAGGACTGACAAGTCTTTTGAGGACTTTGTGGAAACTCTGGACACAATCTCAGGCGATGATGCAGACCCAAAAGTCTAAAGATCAAGGGGCTAGGAGCTACTAGCCAGCACTACCTGATCGCTTACTTGGCCTGTGAAACAGGGATTGCACCCTCGGCTCTACTACAAGAGTCCGAGCGTATGCTCTTTACTATGCAGATGTATCTAAAGGGCAAAGCAGAACAGATGAGGCAATAATGATAAAGAGTATGTCAGTCGAGGTGTACGGCATTAGGGAAACCCTTGCCGAGATCCGCGATGTTGATAAAGACCTATTCTTTGAGATTAGGGCCTTCATGAAGCGAGCTGGTGACACCCTTGGTCGTAGGATTCAGGGCAACATCCCTTTGCTTGCACCTATCCGAGGCTTTAGGCACAATGCCCGAACAGCCTGGCGTGGTGCTACAACTAAGACAGTTGTAAGTGGTCGTAATGCTAGAGCTGGCATGGATGGTGCAACACCCCTTCTCCAGGTGATTGTGAATGGTGCAGCAGTCAGCATCGCAGACATGGCAGGTCGAGGCGGTGGCAAGACTCGCTTGCAGACCACAAGGACTTATGAGTGGAAAGGCACTACTCGTAGGCACAATGTCACTACTCAGGGTCAAGAGATGATCAAGGCTTTAGGCATGAGCCCATCTCGATACATCTACCCAGAGGCCGAGCAGTCGGTCCCATTCATTCAGGGCTATGTGTTGCAGGGTGTTGAGCAATACACCAACAAGCTCAATAGAAACATTGAAGTGATTGGGAACCGATAATGGCCGGCATAAAAATCAACATCCTGAGCAACTTCAATGCTCAAGGATTCAGCAAGCTACAAAGGGAACTCAAGCGACTTGACACTCCTATCGAGAAGCTTGGGGCAGTCACTAGATCTCTAGCCCCTGCTGCACAGATTGGCCTTGTGGCTTTGACAGCCCTTGGTGCTTCTGCCCTGAGAGCAGCCGAGGATGCCCAGGTAGCTGACCGCAGACTTGCCAGCGTTGCTGACTCAATGAACCTGTTTGGAACTCAGACCGGTGCGGTGACCAAGCGACTACGCGAGTTTGCAGACCAAACAATGAAGCAGACCGCGATTGACGATGAGGTCATCAAGGCAACACAGGCCAAACTACTTACCTTCAAGAACCTAGCTGCAACTGCCGATGTTATGGGTGGGGCTATGGACCGAGCTACCCTAGCTGCTATTGACTTGGCAGCAGCAGGATTCGGATCAGCAGAAACTAACGCCACTCAGCTTGGTAAAGCCTTGCAAGACCCTATCAAGGGAATAACTGCCCTAGCTAGAGCCGGTGTGACATTCACCGAGCAAGAGAAGGCAAAGATAAAGGTCCTGGTTCAGTCGGGCAAGATGCTCGAAGCTCAGGACATGATTCTGTCAGCTATCGAAACTCAGGTTGGTGGCACCGCTGCTGCTACTGCAACAGGCTCGGCAAAGATGGCTGTGGCCTTTGGTGAGATGCAGGAAGCTATCGGAAACGCTTTGTTGCCGGTGCTAGAAAAGCTTGTCCCACTTATCACCGGACTGTTTGATTACATTGCTAAAAACAGCGTTGTTATCTCTGTGCTTGCAGGAATCATGGGAGCGTTGGCAGTAGCTATCCTCGGTGTGAACTTTGCCCTAAACGCCAACCCCATTGTCAAGATCATCACCTTGATTGCAGCGTTGGCTGCTGGTGCTGTTGTCCTAATTGACTACCTGGTCAACCTATCGGGTGGCTGGTCTAAGTTATTCGAAGCAATCGGTAAGGGCTTGACTGAGGTAGGCAGATTCTTTGGGCTTGTCTTTGACAGCATCAGCAACCTAGTCGTTGGAGTTATCAACGGCCTAGCCACAAGGTTTGAGAACTTTATCAACACAATCATCAGTGGGCTCAACGGCATCATCAGCCTTGCTAACGCTGCACTCTCAATCGTGTCATCTGTCACCGGTGGGGCAATCAAGATTCAGGTGCCAAAGGTGCCAACTGTCGTTATCCCAAAGGTGCCAGTCAAGGCCCCAACAAAGGTACCTGCAAAGATTCCAGGCCTTGCTATGGGCGGTATCGTTATGCCACAGCCAGGTGGAGTGCTTGCCAACATTGCTGAAGCAGGACAACCTGAAGCTGTTATCCCACTAAACAAGATGAGCCAATACACAAATAACAAGCCACAGAATGTTTACAACATAAATGTCAATGGCGGTGTTGGCTCTGGCTCGACTATCGGCAGGGCAATCGTTGAGGCTATCAAGTCCTACGAGCGTACTTCTGGTGCTGTCTTTGTGGGAGCGTAATGCCAGCCCCAGCAGTCAAAGTTGAACTAGGTCTAAACCTCGGTCAGGCAGACCCTTTTGCCTTTGTGCTCGATGACGCAATCAAAGGTGTCCTAGACAACACAAGCTTTACCCTTGGTGGCGAGAGATACTTTGACATCTCCGACAGACTCATTGCGACAAGCACAGCTCGCGGTAAGAACCAGGCACTAGATCGTATTGACGCTGGAACCTCGAGCATTGTTGTTGACAACTCGGACCGACACTTTGACCCCTTGTATCCCAACGGCCCTTACTTCGGTCAGCTCATTCCTCGCCGAACTGTAAGAATCACCTGCAATGACCAGCCAGTGTTTATCGGTGCCATAGATGACTTTGACATTGTTTACGCACCTAGCAACCGGTCACAGGTTCGCATAGATGTATCTGATGCCTTCTCGACTTTGACCAACTCAGGGCTTGAGGAGTTTACCCCTACTGCCCAGCTCTCAGGTGCTCGCGTGAACGCTGTGCTTGACAGACCCGAGGTTGACTGGCCAGCAGCCGAAAGAGAGATTGACACTGGCAACTCAACAATGCTGGGAGCCCTTGTAGCTGAGGGAACCTCGGTGCTTGAGTATCTGCAACTTGTAAGCAACTCAGAATTTGGTGACTTGTTTATTGGCAAGGATGGCAAGGTTGTATTCCGCGAGCGAAACGCTGTGCCTAATACGCCTAACCTAGTATTCAGCGATGAGGTAGTTGCTGGTGTTTACCAGGGTATCCAGTTCGCCAGTGTAAACAATGTCTATGGATCAGAGAACCTTTACAACCGCATCCTTATCAGCAACGCTTCTAGCCCTGCACTTGAGGCCTCGTCTGCCGATACTGAATCGCAGACTGTCTATGGTCCTCGAAGCTACTCACAGAGCAACCTGCTTGTGGCGAGCCAGTCTGAGTTGCAGTTCCTAGCAGATTACTTGCTTGCCAGATTCAAGGAGCCTCAGTATCGCTTTGAGTCTTTGACAGTCGTTATGGACACACTCAGCGAAGCCAACCAGGATGCTGTCTTAGATCTTGAGATTGGTGACATTGTGCTGGTGAGGTTTGAGCCTTCTGACATCCCACCGGCAATCGAGCAGTATGTGAGAATTATCGGCATCAGCCATGACTGGACCTCAACCAGCAAGAACATAACCTTTGCCCTAGAACGCCTTGACTTTGCCATCTTCATCCTTGACAACCTAGTCCTCGGTGAGCTGGACAATGACCGCCTTGCCTACGAGTAGTAAACTAAAACGAGAACATAAGGAAACCAATGCCAAGAAAAACCTTTACCGCTGGTGAAGTCCTAGCTGCTGCTGATGTGAACCTGTACCTTAGCAACGAGGTGACACTAACAGCCTCTACTGCTACTACTTACACAGTGCTGACCTCTGACCGCTACAAGATCCTAGAGTTTGACTCTGCCTCTAACACCACAGTCAGCATCGGAACAGCTACAGCTTTCCAGGCTGGCGAGCGAGTAGACATCTTGCAGGATGGTGCCGGAACTGTGACGATCACCAGGGATGGCACAGTCGTTAGCCTTGCAGGTCGAGGAACCGCTGGCACCGCCTACAGAATTGGGCAACGCTACGACGCCGTTTCGGTTGTCTGTGTGGGTACTAACTCTTACCGCATTATTGGTAACGCAACGGCGGTCTAATGACTCTCTCAGCGTTAGGTATTTTTAGTGCTGCTGGGGCTGGTGGGGCTGTTGCAAAAGGTGTCGCTGGCTATGTCGCAGGTGGATTTACCGGAAGCATAAACCTCACATCGGTAAATAAATTTGCCTTTCCATCAGACACCAGAAGCGAGCTAGCAACGGGTCTATCCAGTGCAAGGACAAACGGTGGAGCTTTTGCCAATTCTGGAGTTGCAGGTTATGTTGCTGGTAATGAACCTCCAGCCACAACTGTAGATAAATTTGCCTTTCCAAGTGATAGCAGGTCTACTTTGGGAACGGGTCTTGCCTCTGCTAAGCAACAACTTACTGGATTTGCAAATTCAGGTGTCGCTGGCTATTTCGCAGGCGGATTTACAACTGTTGATGTTACATCAGTAGAGAAATTTGCCTTTCCAAGTGATAGCAGGTCTACTTTGGGAACTGGTCTCTCCGTTGTTGGGCGAAGTCCAATGGGCTTTTCCAATCAAGCTGTCGCTGGATATGTTGCCGGTGGATATAATGGCTCTGCTTCAGTAACAACTGTAGATAAATTTGCTTTTCCTGGAGATACAAGAACTACCCTTGGAACTGGATTATCAACCGCTAGTAGATTTGGTGCTGGCTTTGCCAATTCTGGAGTTGCAGGTTATGTTGCCGGTGGTCTTGGGGCTGTTGCTTTGTCCAGCGTAGATAAATTTGCTTTTCCTTCAGACACTAGAAGCACACTTGGAACCGGATTACCCAGTGCAGACTTTGGAAATACTGGCTTTGCCAACACCGGAATCGCTGGATATTCCGCTGGTGGTTCTGGTGGAAGTACGGCAGTATATAAATTTGCTTTTCCTTCAGACACTAGAAGCACACTTGGAACCGGTCTTAGCGTAGGAAGAAGTGGGGCTTCAGGCTATGCAGACGAGGGAGTCTTTTGATGTTTGATGAAATTGAAGATGCAATAGCTGAAGTGCAGCAGCCTCGCTCGGGCTTTCAAATTGAACGCTTTGTCTTAGGACAACACTCCACGCCTGAAATGCAGTATTACCAAACTGTTATTGAACTACAAGACGCAATATACAAATACAAGACTGCTGTTTTAGTCGTAAAAAAATCACAGCTTAAAATTGAAAAACTACGCTCAACAGGTGACCAGTTAGACGAACTTAAGGCACAAGAGCGAGAGCTAGGACTAGAGCAAACTAAACTAGCTATGATTGGTGCCAAGCGTGAGATGGAACACCTTGTGAAAATCTTTGACAGCTTTAAACACAAATACACAAGAGCTGAGATTGAAGCAGCCCAAGCCGACTACTGGCAAGCAAGACTGACCAACAACGCTAGGGCTATGTTGATGGGTGGCTCATCAGTGAATGCCTCGCATATTGAGGCTATGGAACAAGCAGGTGTCTTAGACAGCTTTGTTGCCGAAGTAGAAAAAACAAAGAAAGAACTATCGTGAACTACGCCACTTGGAAACTAAACTTTACTGACCCTAACTACGGAACTGGCCCAGAGGACAAGATTGCCGAACTTGGCTTCGGTGCTCAGGGTGCTTGGGTTGCAGGAGAAACAGAAAACGGCGGGACAATTCTTGGCTATGTCACAGAGCCAGTAGATCAATCAGAACTAACGGCTTGGGAAGTGACCAACATAACCGAAGCCGAAGCCCTAGCCTTTTGCCAAGCTCTAAACTCAGAGGCTTATCTTTTGCCTGACGGCAGAATTACAGCACCTATTGAGGACTTGTTCGCATAATGGCTGAGGAAGCAACTGGGGTACGCATCACCCAGCAAGCAATTTACGCCAAGCAACTTGAGCATGGAGAAACCCTTGTCAAGATCCTTGAAAAGCTGGACCACTTAGACGAGGTTCCTGCTCGCTTGAGAGAGGTAGAGCTGACCCTTGCTCGGCTGGCTTGGATTGAAAAGATTGCATACACAGGTTTAGCTGCTTCCGTTGTATCCCTTATTGGACTAATCATTGGAGTCGTAAACAGATGAAAACAAAACCACAAATGCCCCTTGATGGCGTATTCAAGAAAGACTGGAAGGTCACAAGCCCCTTCGGAATTAGGGTGCATCCTATAGAGAAAATCAGGAAAAGTCATAACGGCGTAGACCTATGGGGACCAAAGCCAAAGATTTGGAACGAGGCATGGCACGATGGCACTGTCATTGCTGCCGGTACATCAAAGCTAAAGAACGCTGACGGCTCACTAGGTGGAGTCGGTTGGTATGTTGACATTCGCTCAAAGGTAAATGGCGAGTGGTATGTTGCCAGGTACGCTCACATGGTCGAGAACTCTCTGACTGTTGTAAAGGGTGAGAAGGTCAAGGCTGGTACTCGGTTGGGCATTATGGGCAACACCGGTGCATCTGCTGGTAGACACCTGCACTTTGAGATTTGCAAGGGCAAGGTTCACCGCTGGACACTAGATGGCTCAGGCTTTGTAGATCCTCTCAAGTTTGTCAGGACTGTAATTGCTAAGTGGGAACTAGACAACGAGGTTGACAAGCCAACACCTGACACAGGCGAAACCCTACCTGCACCAATTCACGAGCCAGCCCCAAAGCCAAAGGCTCCTAAGCCCCCTAAAGCACCAGAGGTAAAACCAAAGCTTGCTAAATAACTTAGCCAAAACTAAAAGCCTACGAGTCATGCTTGTAGGCTTTTTTTTATTCTTTATGATCTGGCAGCCTACCCCTGCCTATGGTGCTCAAGCTTGGGCAACCATCACTTGTGCCGACTCGACTGGCACTCAGCAAACCTTTACAGTTGGATGGGAAAATGAAAACAACTACTTCTTGGATAAAGGCAACA